CCCATGGCTTTCTTGTACCATTCCACAGAGAAGTGCGGGATGGAAGGCGGGTTTAAAGAGAAACTGCCGGAAATAGAAAAGTGCGGCAGCTTGATCTTCGGGAGCTCCCAGTGGAAGTTGAAAACATTCTTCAGCTTGTTCACGATGCCGGAGATGAAACTCCAGATCCCATTGAACACATTTGATACTGTATTTTTGATGCAATTTAAGACGTTTGTGATAGTGCTCTTAATGGTATTGAATGCTGTGGAGATACCGTTTTTCACGGTATTCACCACGGTCATGATTGTTGTTTTGATGCCGTTCCAGACAGTGGAAACCACAGTCTTTATGGCATTCATTACCGTGCTGACAGCTGTCTTTATCGCATTCCAAGCCGTGGTGATAAAGGTCTGGATTGCCGTGACGACCGTGGTGATTACAGTCTTTATGGCGTTCCATACCGTCGTGACCACTGTTTTTATCACATTCAGGACGGTCTCGATGATCGTCTTGTAAATATTGAAATAGGTGGTGACGATGGTTTTAATCACATTAAATACGGTCTCGAAAACGGTCTTTATGGCATTCCATATTGTTTCAAAGAAGGTCTTTATGGCATTAAAAACCGTCTGCACCGTGGTAGTGATTGCTGTCCACGCATTGGTAAGGAAGGTGCTGATCCCGTTTACTGCAGTTTCGAAGATGCCTTTTATGGTTTCCCAGACCGTGGAGAAGAAGCTCTTGATCGCTTCCCAAGCGGTAATCACCGCCTGCTTGATGTTCTCCCAGAGGTCGATCCAGAACTGCCGGAAGCCCTCGTTCGTATTCCACAGATAGATGAAGGCAGCCACCAGCGCAGTAATCGCAGCGATAATCAGGACGATAGGATTTGCCAGCATGGTAGCGTTCAGTGCTGCCATTGCACCTTTTACCACACCGATAGCAGCGGAAACCTGCGGTATGATCGTCATGATTGTACCGACGGCGGATATGATTTTTCCGACCACGACGAGAATCGGGCCGATAGCTGCCGCCACAAGAGCGATCTTTACAATCGTCTGTTGCACTGGAGCCGGAATCTTGCTCCACATTTCAGCAAAACCTTTTAGTGCTGCGGAGATGTCCTTTAAGACAGGAGCAAGAACGGTAGCGAGGGTGTTTCCGATTTCTGCACCTGTCTCCTTCAGGGAGTTCATTGTCATCTTGAACTGGTCAATCGGATCGAGAGTCTCGTTGAAGGTGTTCTCGACACTTCCCTCAAAATCACCGAGGGAACCGGCAAGGTCATCAAGACTCAGCTTCCCGCTTTGGACAGCGTTATAGATGGCCGCGCCAGCCTTGCTTCCGAAAAGGTCATAGGCTGCTTGCAGCTTTTCTGTTTCAGAACCGTTTCCCTTCATGGTCTCGGAGAATCCGGCCAGCGCCTGATCCAGTGTCTTTCCGTCCTTCGTCGCATTTTTCATGGCGGTCTTAAGACCCATCATGGCAGACGAAGCATCAAGACCGGACATTTCCACCATGCCCATGAAACCCGCAGCCTGCTGGGCGGTCAGTCCCATTTCCTTTAGCTGGATGGCGTTGGAGGAAAGAGCACCAGCAAGGGTATCCATGTCGATGCCGGTGGCCTGTCCGGTTGCGTTTAAAGCATCAAGAAGGGAGTCCGCCTCGGAGGCATCCATACCGAAGGCGTTCATGACGGATGACACATTGTCGATGGATGTCGAGACATCGGTATTGTTGAGCTGGGCGAACTTTATGAATTTTGCGGAAAGATCATCAAGTGCCTGCCCGGTTAATCCAAAGCGGGTGTTGACCTCGCCGACAGCGGCACCGGCGGTTTCGAAGTCCGTCGGTATCTCTGTGGCGAGGTCTTTGACGATCTGGTTCATATCTTCCAGAGCTTTTCCTGTCGCACCGGTTTTTTGAGCAACGATATCAAGCCCTGCGTCCACTTCATTGAAGGCTGCAAGGGAGGCCGCGCCGATAGCCATAATAGGAGCTGTGACGTGAGTAGTAAGTCCTGTCCCTACGCTGGATATCTTGCCGCCGACCTCCTGCAGCTTGCTTCCGGCCTGCTTTAATGTGGCAGATATATGAGAGTCGGTTTCCCGGCACTGCTGTTCGAGGTTTTTGAGCTCGTTTTCTGTCTCTATAATCTCACGCTGCCATGCATCATATTGCTGCTGGGTGACGGTACCGTTTTTGAGTCCAGCATCCATCTGGTCTTGCACGGACTTCAGCTGAGTGAGCTTGTCCTTCGTTTCGGAGACAGCCTGTTTTAAGAGCTTCTGTTTTTGCTCAAGCAGCGTAGTGTTCGTCGGGTCGAGCTTTAAGAGCTTGTTTACGTCTTTCAGCTGCGCCTGCGTATTCTTGATTTCTTTGTTGACTCCAGAGAGTGCCTTGGAAAGGCCGGTCGTATCGCCGCCGATTTCCACGGTTATGCCTTTTATTCTGTCGGCCATGCGGTGACCTCCTTCCAGTTAAAATCGATCCATCTGCGCCTGCGTAGCGACCTCGGCGAACGGATAATCGTCCATGTCCATTTCTGAATACATATCGTTGACAGTCCCGATAGTGAGCAAATCGAGCTCCGAGATATGAAGCCCGATCTGCACACACCGGAGTAAAAAGAGCGGGGTTGTCATTTCCCGCTCAGTCTGGTGATGTTTTTTTTAGAGGTGACCTGCTGTTCCACATTCAGTCCCCAGAGCTCGATGATCTGAGGGAGAATCTCGTAGATCGAGAAGGTATTGAACTGGTCAAGCCAGTCCTCCGGAGTATCCGGGACATCCGGATTCTGGTGTTTTGCCATGAGCCACGCGATGTTCTCGAAAAGCTCAAGAGAGAAGGTGTCCAGATTGGAATTATCCGGATCGTTTTCATCGATGCCTTTCTGCAGCTCATTTAAGTCCTTGTAGATATCCCGGTGGAACTTGTTTCTGTATAAACGAGGGATGGCGGCAGAGGCACGGAAGGTGACCTCCTTGCCGTCAATCTCAACGGATTTCGTAACAGCCATATTGCACCTCCTTATTCAACCGTATCTTCCGCAGGCGTCTCAGGAACACTGGCAGAGGCCTGCGGCTGATAAACTGCGTTGTACCAGTTGTTGTAGGTCTCCTCGCTGGTATTGGTGCCGGTCTTGACCTTTACGAGACCGGAAGGAAGAGGAGTTGCCGTGATGGAGAGCGTTTCCGTCTGAACCTCGGTGGAATCTTCCTTCGTACTGCCGGATACAGAGGGACGGGTTGCGCTGCAATAATACATGCAGTGACGGATCTTTCTCTGGTCGCCGGAGAACTCAAAGAGCAGTGCAAAGTGCTCAGGCTCCACATCCTTGTTCTCGGCAATGACGCCATTGGCATCTTCGGTTTCGTGCATGACGTCCGTAAGAAAGCTCTCAGGAATCAGCGCCAGCTCAAAGTCGCCGGAATAGCCGTTGTTGTTTGAGACCATGTAATATACGGAATCATCCGCATAGAACGGGTCGTTTTCTCCCTCCGCGTCAAGCGAAAGGGATACAGCACCGGGCATCGCAACAGGCGTGCCGAATGAAACGGTACCGTCCTCAGCCAGCGTTGCGATAGCGTAGTGGCAGTTTTTAAGGCCAAACTTGACCTTGTTTTTCTTATTAGCCATAGTGGTTTAACCTCCTATCATCTGTGTTTGGTAAAGAACCTCGTACATCTTTTCCGATTCGATCCATACCTCTGACTTCTCATAAGGAAGCTCATGGGAGATAAGGATGTCCTCGATTGTGTTTTCTGTCTCCGGGTCTTTCTTGTCCGTATAAAGCTCGATATTCAGCTCGTCTATCTTCTGGTAGACCGTGTCATCAGCGAACACGTTATCCGTTCCGGGAAACAGAAAAATGAGGAAGGGCGGCTCTGGCGACTCACCTTCGGCAAAGTGGTCGTAGGCGAGTGGGAGTCCGGCTTCCTCCAGCATTTCAATTACATTTTCGTATGTCATATCAGCCGCCTTTCAGTTTCTGCTCAATGGTAGTTACCAGTTTTTCGTTCCCGCGCTGTTCGGCTGCTGCGATATGTGGTTTGGCAGCGACACGTCCGCTGCCGCGCTTGGCGTGCCCATGCTCTAAGAGGTGTGCAATCTGATAGCGATTCCTCGAATGCACCACCAGATCGATGCTCTCGGAGTCTTCATGGACATTTTTTACCGACCAGCTTTTCTTGTACTTTCCGGTATCCACAGGAGCACCGGCCTGTATATCTTTCCGGACGGACGCAGCCGTTTCCTTGACAGCAGCCTTTAAGTCATCAGAGGCAAGCTCCGCATATTTCTCCAGTTCATCCATGATGGCGGAGTCCATTTCATCGATTGATACGGTTCTGTTCATGACTTCTTCTCCAGCTTGCAGTTGAATTTCAGGCTGTTATGCTTATAGCCCATCGGATTCACATAGGTGATGTTGTAGGTGCGGCCTTCCGCGATGATCCGGTATTTTGTCGATTCCACATCCGCAAGCTCAGAGCAGTAGCGGCAGGTGAAGTCCAGCGATTCCTCCGGATTGATGACTACACCGGAAGATTCGGAACCGGAGCTCGTGCCGACAGTCGCCCAGCAGGAGAAATAATCCGCCCAGCCGGTTTTGTGGTTTCCGTATTTGTCGACGATGACCGTATTTTTCTGGAAAGTGACGCGCACCCTCATAGCTGCTATATTCATGAAAACGCTCCTTCCCGTATTGCAAAAAGAAGTGAGCGTAGTGTCATGGTAAGAGCATGGTGGTCGGCTTCCTCCCTGTGCTCAAAGAGATAGGCACAGGTATAGAGGATAGCGACCTTCATGGTTTCCCGGATTGCAGACAGCTCCGCTTCGGTATATTCATCAGAAGAAGCAGCATCGGAGTCGATCACTTCCCACTGATCATCCGTAAGTCTTGCAATATCAATACATAAGCGAATTGCGGAGGCCAAGAGGATACCGACCGTGGCATCCTCATCCGACGAATCTACGCGCAGATAGGCCTTCGCATCTTCAGTTGAAATCAAAGCCACGGTCGTTCACCTCCTTGCCTTAAGAACCGGAAGTTGCCTTCATGTCAAGAATCTTGATGCCTTCGGAAAGGATCAGCTTGCCGTCAACACGTTCCGTGCAGGTAAAGCCGACCTGACCGTTGGTAGCGTAAAGCTCGTTGAGGCGCTTGATTGTGCGACCGGCTCTATCAGCGATCCAGTAGCAGGAGAAGTCGCCGAATGCGATGGCTCTTGCACCTGCGGCCATTGTAGGTACCTTCGGAGAGGTGTAGAGCGGATAGCCAAGCAGTCTATCAGGCTCTCCGGCAGTAAGAGCAGGCTGCCATACATAGACGCCGTTCAGATCCTTGAGCTTTCTGATAGCTGCGACAGTGGCATCATTCATGAGGAACTTCGCCTTGCTGCGATACGGTGCCTTGAGAGAGTACACAAGGCTGATCAGCTCATCGGCGGTAATTGCCGTAGCGGAAGCTGCGGTTACGCCGGAAGGAGCACCACCAGCGGCAGAAGGAATGAACAGGCCAGTAGGTCTGTCGATAGCCGTCTGGCCGGTCTGCACAGCACCGTTGATGAAGGCATCTTCTTCAGCTTCACCGAAGGCGCGACCGAATTCCTCAGAGATGTAGCCTTCGATATCAAAGAAGCTGTCGGAAAGCAGCTCGTCGGACACCTTGATGAGGTCAGTCAGCTTAAAAGCGTCAATGCTGGTCTGCGCGAAGGTCGGATTGCTCTCGGTGTAGGCACCGTTCTCGGCAGTCCACGCCGCCTGCGTGTGACCATTTGCCACAGGGATCTTGCGCTCGTTCTGTGTGGTAATGACCTTGCAGCCGATAGTACGCATGATATTGTTTTCGTTGAGCGCCTGAACAAGGGTGTGCTCGAATTCAATCGGAACAAGGTATCCGCCGTTTGCATCGGTTCCTTCCTCAAGTACATCGCGGATTGCGGGATTGCCGGGATGACGGATGTTGTCCCAGAAGGCCTTTTTATAGGCTGCAGAAGCTCTGCCGGGCTTATCTTCCGGTTCATCCTTTACACCGGGCTTTCCGGTGAGCGGAGTAGAAGTCGGTGCGCTCATCATCTTGTCGATCTGCTCCTGACGCTGCAGGCGCTCGATATCCTTGGTGAGGTCGGTGACTTCCTTTTCCATCTTGTCGTACGTTGCGGCATCCTCCGCAGAAACCATGCCGCCGTTCTGAGAGTGGCTATTAAGAAACGCCTTAGCGGCCTCCCATGCCTTCGCTCTCTTGTCCATGAGTTCCATAATCTGAGTCATAATAAAAATCCTCCTTTAATGTGCGAGAAGCGAAAGGCGCTTCTCAAGATCGGTTACTGGTACCATGTGTTTATTTGCTTCCGGCTTCTTGGGAATCAGTCGGGAAAGCAGCGAATCGGTGACGGCCTTGCGGGAGAAAAGCATCTCCGTATCAGCCGTATCATCCGGGACGGATTTTTCTCCATCCCTGAACAGAATCTCGTCAGCAAAGCCGAGTTTCACGGCTTCCTTGGCGTTCATCCATGTCTCGGCATCCATGAGCTGTGAAATCTTGTGGCGGGAGAGCCCGGACTTGATTTCGTAGGCATTCATAATGGATTCCTTGACTTCGTTTAACATGTCGATGGCCTTCTGCATTTCCTCGGTATCACCGATGGCGATGGTCGCAGGGTTGTGTACCATCATCATGGCCACAGGACTCATGCAGACCTTTGTTCCGGCCATAGCGATAACCGATGCCGCCGAAGCAGCAAGAGCATCAATCTTGACCGTCACATCATGTGGGTAATCCATCAGCATGTTGTAGATCTGCGCAGCAGCAAAAACATCACCGCCCGGAGAGTTGATCCAGAGGGTGATGTTTCCATCGCCTGCATGTAGTTCATCACTAAATAGCTTGGGTGTTACTTCGTCGCCGAACCATGTCTCATCGGAAATTTCCCCGTCGAGGTAGAGCGTTCGGTCGGAGCCAAAGCTGTCCGGCTCCTCGTTTCGCACCCAGTTCCAAAACTTTCTGGTCATAGTGCCTCCTTCTTTCTGAACCGGGTGCGCCCGTCTTCGGGTTCCGGTTCGGTTTGTGTTTCCTTCGTTTCATCAGCTTCCTCCTGCGTCTGTGCTGAGGCCGCAAAAATACCTGCGTCCTTGAGCTTGGTCATATTGCCATTGATCAGGTACAGGTCGCCGCCTTCCTCCTCTGGAATACGGTCGAGGTTTTCAAGCTCCCTGATATCGTTAGCGGACATCCAGCCATTTTGGCGTCCGACCGCATAGCCGTTCATGCGGCTCTGGTAGTCGCCTCTGAGCAGACCGTCCACGTTGAATTTGAAGAAGTAGTTTTTCTTTTCATCCGGAGAGAGCAGGGCTCTCTGCATGGACTGTTCCCAGCGACATACCCACGGGTCGAGCGTGTATTTCACAAATTCCAGCGACTGTTGCTCGATATTTGAGAAACTCGATTTCTCAAGATCGCCGATCATGTGAGGCGGGATGCGGAAGATACGTGCGATTTCATTGATCTGGAACTTACGTGTTTCCAAAAACTGCGCCTGTTCCGGTGAGATGGAGATAGGCGTATATTTCATGCCTTCCTCCAGCACAGCCACCTTGTTTGCATTAGAGCTGCCGCCGAAAGCAGAGTTCCAGCTTTCTCTAACACGCTCCGGATCTTTTACCACACCGGGATGCTCCAAGATACCGCCGGGAGTCGCGCCGTTTGCAAAAAACTTAGCGCCGTATTCTTCGCAGGCTATTGCCATGCCGATGGCATTCTTAGCCATAGCAATCGGGCTGTAGCCCACAAGGCCGTCAAAGCCAAGGCCGGGAACATGCAGTACGTCGGACGGCTGGAGCCTTACGCGGCTGCCGTTCATTGTGTGCGCCTCATCCTGTGATGTTTGGTATTCGTAATAAAGCTCACCGTTTTCATCGCGGTTGACCGTCATACGATTTGGCATCAAAGGATAGAGCGCGACTACTTCGCCTTTGCCGTTCCGAATGATCTGCGCGTAGGCGTTTCCCCACAGGAGTAGGTGCGTCATCAATGTTTCCCGGAATACAAAGGATGTCATTTCCGGATTTGGCTCATCGTGAAGCAGGAAGTATAGCGGGTGATTTATCGCTTTTTCCTTGCTGCCGCCTTCGCGGTATCGATAGAGGTGAATCGGCAGTCCTGCAATCGCCTCGGACAGAATCCTCACGCAGGAGTAGACCGCCGTCATCTGCATGGCGGAGCGCTCCGTTACAGCCTTGCCGGAGGTCGTGCCGCCGAAGAAGAAGCGGTAGGAGCTTCCGGTTGTTAAATTGGTAGGCTTATCTCTTGAACGAAACAGTCCTGAAAATATGCTCATATTGATCACCTGCCTTTCAGATAAATAAAATGCCTCTGTCGTCATAGACAGAAGCACCGTTGTCATTGCCGCAGCGGATCGTACGGTCAAGCGCCATGATGGTGGCGATAGCACCGTCGATCTTCTCTGTAGATTTTTCCTTGTCAGCCTTGATATTTCCGGCTGGGTCAGTACGGATGAAGATGTTATCCATATTCCAGCGGAGCACCGGGTGGCCGCCGTGAGCGAGCTTTTGCTCAAGTGTCAGCTTCATGAGTTCCTTTGTGGGCGGGCTCATATCCTTAAAGCCCTGTCCGAAGGGCACGACAGTAAAGCCCATGTTCTCCAAGTTCTGAACCATCTGGACTGCTCCCCAGCGATCGAATGCGATTTCGCGGATATTGAAGCGCTCGCCGAGGCGTTCGATGAATTTCTCGATATAGCCGTAATGGATGACATTGCCCTCGGTTGTCTGCAGCATGCCTTCTTTCTCCCAAGTGTCGTAGGGTACATGGTCGCGTCTCACGCGAAGTTCCAGCGTATCCTCTGGCACCCAGAAGTATGGGAGGATCACATACTTGTCGTCTTCATCCCGTGGCGGGAATACCAGCACAAAGGAAGTAATATCCGTAGTGGAGGACAGGTCAAGACCGCCATAGCAGACACGGCCTTCGAGGTCGTCCTCATTGACCGGAAAGGCGCAGGCGTCCCATTTATCCATTGGCATCCAGCGGACAGCCTGCTTTACCCATTGATTAAGGCGCAGCTGCCTGAAGGAATTCTCTTCACCGGGGTTTTGCTTTGCCGATTCGCAGGCCGCTTCCACCTTGTCAATGCCGACCGTGATACCGAGAGAGGGGTTTGCCTTTTTCCACACCTCCGGATCAGTCCAGTCCTCGTCAGGTTCCGCACCGTAAATGACCGGATAGAAGGTTGGATCGACTTTCCTGCCGTCGAGGATGTCCTGCGCTTTCTGGTGGACTTCATAGCAGATGGTGTTTGTATCATTTCCGGCTGTGGTAATCAGGAAATACAGCGGCTGCATTCTGGCATCGCCGGAGCCCTTTGTCATTACATCAAAGAGTTTCCGATTCGGTTGGGTGTGCAGCTCA